CCACAACCAGCACCTTGTAGTAGGTGAAACTATCCATTTTATAATGTTGGATTAAACAGGACTAAAATAATACAAACAGGGAGTGCCACGAAACCAAAATAAATTGAAATCTTCACCGGCACCCATATACAACTTATACGATATCTCTGCAGTACCCCCAGCAGCAGAGCTCGTGCGATCAGCCTCAAGCACAATCACAGAATTTTCGAACGTTGTGTCAGTCGTTGTTGTTAAAGTTGTTGGATGGAAACGGCGTGTTGAAGCATATGGAATTTCAAATGTTTCCAACCTCGAATCAATGATGTGCATATATCCATCAGAAGATCTGTCGGATGTACGCAATAATCCCACTGCATTTGCTACTGGTGTCGTTCCAATCGAGTTGAATGGAGTGTCCAATTCGTAACCACGATAAACACACAAATTTTGAAGATTTGGGCTGTTAAGAACATGCACACCCATGCGCACTGAACCCTTCCAAAATGTGTAGCCTTGTGTGGCCCACACAATAGGTGTAAGGGGGATCTGCTTTCGCTTGTTAGTTCCAGTACCATCCCAACCACTGATGTTATAACCGGGGCCATAAGCCACTGGTGTTGTAGCATGGTAATCTCTAAACCATGTATATTCATTGGCTGCAAAGACTATAGAATTTCTGCAATAACGGACAAAACTGTATCTCTTCAACAATTTGCGGAAACTCCTGGTAACATCAGTTGTTGTGTACCCAACTGTACTATTAAGCACTTTGGGCACCAAATCCGGCATTGTCTCTGTCACAAACTCCTCTGAATCCACAACTCCAGCTTGCAAATTAAGTGGCTCCTCTTCTGCAGGTGCTTCCTCTTTCAACAAAGCTAAAGTTGGAGCTGTTGGATACAAAGCAAATTGCTTCATAGGTTCAAAACAAGGTTCAGCCACTTCCAAATCTGGCATGCTAACCCACACATTTACACCAACTGCAGTTGTTGAGGTTGTACTTGTAACAAGTTCGTTCAAAACATAAACAGTTATGATGCCATTGTGAAAGTTTGTATTTGCAGTCTGGCCCGCCGCATTGAGGCAACGACTCAATGTTAAATCTGCAGTTGTTATGGCAGTTCGGCACATTGGAGAAAAAGTTGACCAGCCGACATCAAACTCAAAATCACGATTCTGAGCTATGTCAACAATCATACACTTAGTGACTTGTTCCTGTGGGCTAGTTGGACTACCAACAGCATCCCACACCACCAACAAACGTCCACGGTGAAAAGCATTAGCCACGATTTGCAATCGCACTCTTAATGATCCACGCCAATACCTAAAATTCGACGCCACGAAACCCATGGGTGTCAGCTGCAACGCAGAGGCGTTGAGTAAAGGTCTTGTGCCTGGTTCGTTCAGCATAGGTGTAACAGGCATTGAGAACAAAATAGTGTTTCTAGTGTCTGCTGGCGCCCAATTGACTACATCAACCAAGCTAGGAATCTTCGCTATTTCTGAAAAATTCATCATATCACCATCAAAACCAACAAGTGTGGGATCAACCGGCATCTGTTGGTTGGTGGATGTGCCCAATGTGCGGCACGTATCAACACCATCATGTGGGGACATATGTGGCGCAACATCCAAAGTTCTGATAAAAGGTGCCTCGTCAATGGGTTTTGAAAATCCCATAGCGAAAGCTATGTCAGAGCCCAGTTTGGCTGCCATTTCAGCAGCAGTCATCCACTTGCCAATAACAGGCACCATTTTGGCCGATGCTGCAATTTTTGATATAACACCAAGACTTTGACTCAATGAGCCTTGTTGCTCGCTTCCAGATTGGGCAGCAAGACCCTGCATGTTTGTCTGAGTGGCGCCACTCAACTTCACGTTTTCACACCATGCGTACACAGTATATGACAACGCTTTTGTAGATGAGAGCTGGCGCAACGTATTCAACGATCTCAACCAGACCTCTCCCCAATTATTAAATCGAGTAGACATAAGGTCATGACCGTCAAATAAGGCATGCATAGGTATGCTCAACTCACCCCCAGTACTAGTACTAGCATCAATAAGCACATGCATACGTTGCGACGCTTGCATAATGTCTGGAAAGAAAGCAGATGGTGCAAAATACCTAACGTCTGAGGACATCGGGAATGAAGGGTTTGAGCAAGGGCAATAAGACATAAGGGCGCACCCCCAAGCCATTGGATTGCCATTGATAACCAATTTCACTCTTAAATCTCCATTAAACGTTCTGAAATTGTTCAACCTATTTGAAATCCTGGCATTTGTAGACCACAACTGCCATGGATTAAATACTAGGTCAAGTTCACCATTCACCGTCCATGTGCCATTGGCAATTTCAACTGGTCGTCGAAAGAAATTCCTCAAACTCAATTCGTCATCGTATATCGCTTCCTGTGATGCAGGTCGTATTGATGGTGAACCATCAACAGCTGTAGCTGCATCAACAAAAGTTGTTGTGGGTGTTTCAACGACATCACCACTTTGGTTAATTAACGGGGCATCCGCCCCTAGCACCAGACAGGGTGCTACTGTACAAGGGTCCGGTTTTGACTGCGAGTCCGGACTTGAACTCTGATTATTTACATTGTTAAGATTATATACAAATACAAAGCTTCTTAGGCTATAGTACAGGTTCCTTTCAATCATAAGAAGCGTGTCACAAGGAAAACTGTGACACACTAATTAACCTCTTTACTCATCTATGCCTGTGGGGCAGGCACTTTGATAGAGCTAGGGAGATTATCCATAACACACGTGGCTTCGAGAACAAGAACTTCTTTGTACAAATTCATCAGGCGTGGAAATACGCACTGATGACCAAGTTCAAATTCCAGCTCATCTAACTCACGTGAAATGACAGTTGAAAGTGGTATGTCAGCTCTGCAAGTTGTTCCATTAACAGAACGCCGCACCACCTCAATGTCACTACCCCGTAACACTCTAGTCTGCCACCAATCTGCCTCAATGTAGTCATACAAATCACCCATTCGCGTGAGGATTTGTTGAGCTGTACGTTGTGGCAAACGGCCAAAGACACAAGTGTCATCGAACCATATAGGTTCCTCTGGATTGCTCAGCACATCAGCCAATGCACTGAGCAAATGGAATGCACGTATTGGGGCACGAGGCCCATAATATTTGCAATCCATTGCATTGTTGTACGCATACAACAAGGGCACTATGAGAGTCATATTTTGTGGAGCTTCCATTTCCACATACTGATCCTCAGAGCACCACTTGATGTACTCCTCAATGAAAGAGTACATCCGCGGCAAGATGCAATTCGTCACAGAGATGTCTATCATAACAACATAATCTCCAAAATGAATATGGTCCTGATTGAACATGCCTCCATAGTCGTCAACATGTATGCCACTGGTATGCACCATCTTGGCACAAGCCCGAGCTGTCGATCTAACGACCAACTCATGCTGCAGGCGTTCCTCCTCAGCTACCTTGAATTCCTCTATGACACCAGACAACACCCGCACAACATTTTGCATGTCTGCAATCCGCTCCTGTGGCACATTAAATTGCGCAGGATTGTTAACAACTGGAACTACAGCATCGAGATTGACTTGCATGGTTCGCATGACAGCTTTAAAACTCTGCCCAGGGAACTCGACATACTGATTCGGCACTGTTATGTACCGCAGTTTGTCATTTTGTAGTATATCCGGCAAAATTGGAACAGCAGTGCCAGACTGCCTATCGAGAGGCTCCTCTGCCAACACAGCCATTGCTGCATCATACGAGCACCAGGTACTCAGGAAGCTAGTCTTAATCTCATCTTTGGTCACAGGGACAAAATAGTCCTTCACTTTGTGTCCTTCAAAATCAACTGCTTCTGCAGCAATTGCCAGAATTTTTGGCAATGCTTCATCATACTTGTCTTCACCATGCCAATAAAATTCTCTCAAGGCATTGTTCAAGTTTCCTGCACAAATTTCAGCTAGACTCTCTTTCTGACCACGCTTTGGCTTCTTCGACATAGTCAAAGATTTGAAAATTGACGCTTCTTCAAGAGCGCCAACATACTCACCCAATTGTGGGTGCCGTCCAAAAGTGCGTTTAAGGAATGTGCATTCGCTCAGTGGTTTATACTGGACGGTATGCACTTCTTTGGATGCATTCGTGAATTCTATGCCGATCCTCCTGAGTTCTTGGCTCAACGTTGCCATGCCAAATTCAATGCCATTAGCTTCCATTGTTTGAATGTTGAAGTTCATCACCAAGTCGTCTCCATACGTTAAGTTGGACACTACTTCATGATACAATGGAAGACGCGCGACATCTCTGTTTGCGGCATAGTAACAATATCGTGTTAACAAAGCATTCTTCCCAGAGTTCCATTCAACAGTGCCAGAAACACCAGAAGGACTCTGTGATAAACCTGAGAACACAAGACCATCCATTTCAAAGATGGGATAAAGGAACTCAGTTGCCACTCCGTCAAACAACGACAGAATCTCTTCATCAAAACCACATTCTTCTAAGATCCACCTCCAAACATCAGCCGTGGCTTTCCCAAAAGATGGGTCTATAGTTTGATCAAATGCTGCATAATCACCGTCACCGCAATGAGAGTCTCCAAATTTGGTCAAATACTCAACCATGAAGGCCCAGTCTCTACCAGTAGCATTCACACCAACAGCACATTCAAACACTGTTGGAAAACACTTCATGACATTGAACTTAGCAAGCAGAATCATACGTGTTGCGATCACATAGTGCAATGGAGCACCCGTAAAAACACGAATCTTCTTCGCATCAATTTTCTTCTTTGTCACTGGTTCATCTTTCAAGTTGCACCGAAAGATGATATTGTGTCTGAAACCATCAGCCCATGACTGGAGCATTTCATCAACGTGTCGCTCCACATCATACATTTCTTTGTCAAAGTTCAACTCATAGACATACTGAATTTGTCCATCAACTTCAACTTTTCTGACGAAACGAACTGTGTCAAGGCCGAGTTCTTCAGCCAATTCACAATGTGCCAACAATTTCCACTTGGGACAATTCAAAGGCCAACCAACCGAGCTTGTTGGGTTCACAGGCTCAAATCCTTTCTCACTTGGCACACCATTGAGTGCATCATAAAATGTAATTGTGTGCACATATTCCCGAATTTTCGGAATGTATGGTGTGACTTTAGCCATGAAGTCGTCACGAGCAAGAGCAACATACTTTGGGTTGACAATCTTGTGATCTTCACTGATCGAGCCACGCGTTAGAAACTTATGAAAAGAAGGCCTGGCGGCCTCACGCTGTGGTGCAAAATGCAGTCTTTCAACTCCAAATTCCCTCTCAACAAGGTGGGCCATAGGAGATACCACAACATCACTTTTGAATTTGCTCAATGGTTGGTCATGTTGACCAAATACTTGAACACTAGTCTTTTCACTTTCAATGTAATGCACAGCACTCTTAGGATGAACCTCATTGCTGAAGGATATTTCACGCCCCATAACCTGGGCCGGCAAGGCAGAAGACTCTTTTACAAGCACTCCACCAAAATGTTTTTTGGCAATGTCAAAGAAGTCAGCATCAAGCAAAACGGCGGCACACCTTTTCGTGTCATTTTTCCCAGCAACATGCATCCCAACTATTGTTGGATTACGTGAAGCTAAAACAACCAAAGATCCGCACATGCCATCGTGATTGTCTGCTGTGTATGACAGCAAATGTTGGTCGCCACCACCATTGATGGCAACCATTCCAATTTTATCAACTTTGGTTGTTGCCTTGTACCGAGATGGTTCTATCCAATCCTCGGCATGCAATGCCTGTGACTTATGATTGTGGTACACAAAGAGTGGTGATCCCACATCCAACTCAAAATCTGGTCCTGGCATATACTTTGCAAGATTGATGTTATCCCCCATCTGGGGCACATACATGACAACCAAATCTTTGGTTGGATGGAAAAACAAAGATGCTGAATTCATCATAACGACGACATTCTTTGTACCAACTCCTGGTGAAATTCTAAATCTCACACGCACACTACTCTTGCTACGTGGAAACAAATGACCAACAGTAGCCCAGCAACAGCTGCCAACTGGATAAGCGTTGGCCCAATTAATGGCACCAACACCTTCACGTGTTTCCTCATCAATAAGCTGAGTTTCAATGTGATACATTGCACAATCAATCCTCCGCTCGAAAGCTTCCAACGTTGTTGAAACACTACCTTTTGGCCATGCCAAACGGTTTGTGAATACACGCTGGTACACGTTCTGCTTTGCAATGAGAGCCTTAGGATCTTTTGCGGCTCGCTCAATACGAGCAATAACTCCGCTCTCTTGCTGCATCTCTTCTTTCCGTCCAAACAACGTGAACCCAGCCACACCAATACATGCCACCACTCCAAGAGCAGCAACATATGGATGTTTCTTGACGGTCTCGCGCACTTTCTTTGTGAGCCCAGCAAGATTTGCAACGCTTTCGCACGCAATTCTAGCCACTCTCTGTGCAGGATTCAATTGTGTTTCAACAACATCTGTGTCATCAACTACATCACTCGCATCGTACAATGCTGGATCAATGAAGAATACATCAAGCTCAGGTAGTTGGCGTTTAACGCCAGCTTGCTTGTCAAGTGGAACAAATTTATCCTCTGGCACGACCTGGCATTTCTTGCAAGGCAACGTGAACAGTGGGTGAAACTCACAATGCTGTTTCTTGTGGAGCTCATCAGAAGCTTCAACAATTTTCTTTTGGAATTCGTAAAACTTGGGCGTCTCACTCTCCAAATAATCAAGCAGTTCAACTATTGACACGGCTTGCGGTTTCCCAAGTTCACCGAAAACTGGTTTCAAAAACCATTTGTCTGCGGTGAAATCTCTTTCAGATCTCACAACCTGAACTGTATACAGAGTGAATTCCCAAGCATCGGGCTGGCTGTCACCAGCAAATTTGGAGTGCAAACCTCCATTCGGCCCCACAGCATCAGCTTTAAGAGCCACATCAATGACAAGATCAAAACGCCGCATAACGGATGCAGGGTTCACTGAGTAATACCCTGCATGAATGTCTACAGTGTTGGTTGTCATTCCAACAATTTTACACCGGATGTCATTCTTCCCTTTCTTGTCGGCTTCTGCATTCAATGCTGCACAATGCACATTGTTGATGAATTGAATGACTAAAGATATTGGATCGTTGTCATTCACCTCTGGTTTAGAGTTACCAACGTCATCAAACAACACGTACACATGTTGCGATCTGAATTCAGACTGGTATTTGTCATTGCCATTCAAGGCACAGCGGTACTCCTTTCCCTCAGGAAGCTTGTTGGCAGCACATATTGCATGTGCTACTATACCCGCAGCGGTGCTTTTTCCAACACTCGTGCCACCACGCATAAAGAATGCGAAAGGCTTTTCTCTGAGCCCTTTCTCATGCCATGTGGCAGTATAGTCAGAGCTGATTTTATCCAGTTTCATGAGGCGCGCTAGCACTTCCTTTCTACGCAAATCGTCCTTAGGCAATCTTGCGGCGTATGACTTATGAGCCTCACATGTTTTAACTAAATATGTGTAAATTTCAGCCTCAGAGCCCACACCATAAGTGGTCTCAATGAAGTCCATTTGTCCTGCTATAGAACGGTTGACCATGTCAACCGTAGCACGATATGCCTCGTCCAATTTCGCCGTATCCGAATCAGTCAACATCAAAGACCAATCACGCTTGTCAATTGCTGGGATGACACTGTCAGTCACCCAATCCAAAGTCCTGAACACAAATTCAAGAACTGTGCCTTTCTTTGATGCCATTGCTGGATTAAAAGGCAAAGATTTGTAGATGTCATTCAACATCCCATCCTCAAGCTTGTCTGGCGCCATACCACTCATGACAGCTATTGTCAAAAGTGAACCAACCCCAATACCCAATGGTCCTTGGGTCACAGATTTCCAATTGTTTGTGAACCACTGTCCACTCTGTAAGTGCAGACTTTCATCTTCTGCAACAAGAGCAGCCGTGGTATCAATCCATGTTTTAGCCCAACGCATAATTGTGCCATAGACGGACTTGTTAGGTCCCCATGTCTTGAGGTACAACACAAACAATGGTATCATGTCTTGCGTTCTAGAAACCGTGCTAAGAGAATAAACAAAAACCAGTAACGCCTCTAGCCGAGACACCATAGTCTCAGCAAAAGTGTCATCCTCTTGCATAACCAAAGCTCGCCTAGCATTTGATACTGTTGATTCAATAATGCGCAATGCATCAGCCACATCTGTGACATTCTCAACAAATGCTCCAGCACCATCCACAACTTCTTGCAAAACTCCAAATTGTCTTTCTAGAGCCACCCTCTCCTCATCCAAATCCGCCGTACTACTTTCAACATTGGTGCTTACTTTGCACCTAAATGACTTTGCCTTTGTCAAATGTTTGTTAGTGCGCTTTCGCGCATTTCCCGTTTCACGGATGCGGCGAGGGCCTGATGGCAAATCCCTCTTCTCCGAAATCTCTGCTTCGTATTTTCTTGCCTGATAAATACTTGTCATTTTGTTAAATGAGTTTGAGATTTCAGAATAATCAGGGGACGCTTGAGCCAAGGGTTCCGCTACACTTTATTCATTCATATTTTCAAACACAAGGACCACAAAAATAGAGGCTCAACAAATTATGAGCGTATTATCATGGGAGTGTTCTACTTCTATAAAAGGATGGTCCTATTTTAGTCTTCACCAGACCTTCCTGCCAAGGAATTTTACTATACAACACAGATGGTCACTCTCTGCAGGGTTAGTGCTATATAGTGGTGGGTGAAACAAAGTTTTGGCCGAAGCAACCAAATTTAACCTGGATTTTAGCAATTACGCTGGACATGCAAGTAGTCCATCCAGATCTACACCTAAAATGTACTTTGAGCACAAGCTCAAATCCACTCTCGTGGGGGACAAACACAAAAGTATGCGAATACTTATTACAAGCATCCGGAGATATTCTGCGGGATGTGTCCGCTAAATAGATTGTGGTGTGGTAAAATGGTCACACCTCAATCGTGTCAGCTCATAGAGCGACAATGCAGTTTCTGATTACCATATAGGTCACGGAATTGGTCGGTTGTCAATCGACCTCACCGTCGTTTCGTTTCGTTAGTGACAAATTTGTAGCTAACTAGCCAAAGAAAACTGCTGGCTTCGAAGACCGTTGTGGGTCCGCCACAATAAATAGAATAAGCATGCACAAAATAATACACACCGTAACGCCGTTCGTAAAAGACGCACGTGAATGTACAATCTAATACAAAACTTTCCTACTGTCCACAGCTTCGTGGACATAACTCACTAAGATACCCTTAGTGAGC